ACATTCTCAAGCTGTAAAAGTTTTAGGAAGAATTTTTATAGGTAACGATGGCGAGTTTAGTGCAACATCAAGAACAGGTAATTTGGATGATTTAAATGTACCTAAGCCTAGTGCTGCAAAAGCGATATTAGATGAATTACAAAAGTAGGTAGATATGGTTGTCGCAGAAATTCTGACTGGTATTGCTCTAGTACAAAAATCAGTAGAGTTTATTAAAAGCAACATCAGTACAGTACAAGATATATCAGGTATAGCTAAACAGATAGATGGCTTTTTTCTTGGTGAAGAACAGATGAATAAAGGTCAAGGCAAAGGGATGTCTATTGCTGAACAATTTGGTTCAGTAGAAAAATCAGCAGATGATTTTATTAATAGAAAACTCTTAGAAGAAAAGCGTGAGGAATTAAAATTCATAATTAACATGAGGTTTGGACCTACAACTTGGGACCAGATTATTGCTGAAAGAGCTGATAGAATTAACAAGGCTAAAGAAGCACATCGTCAGCAAAGAATTAAAGTTAGGCAACAACAACACGAAATTATGGAGATTATAAAATGGGTTGGTTATTCGCTTATAGCCACTGGCTTAATCTTAGGTGTTTTGGTTGTAGGTGTAAAAGCATTTGCATACGAATACAAAAGTAAAGATTACACAAGACAACAAAAAATATGGCAAGGAAAAACAGAGCAAAAGAAATACACAACTTGTAGATTAAAGAAAAGAGTTAAGTCACAAGTTACTGGGCAGCAAGCGTGTATATATCAAGGTGGAAATAAAACATTTGAAATGATGATAGAAAAAAACTGCCCTAAACAATATAAATGTATTTACAACCCTAATGGTGAAGAACCAAATATTGATAAAGTGATGGAAAGTTTAAGGAGTATAGCAAAATGAAAGGCGTAGCACATTATAAAAAAGACGGAACTCTTTACAAAGGTAAATCTCATAAAATGAAAAATGGTGACTTACATAGTGGAAGCACTCATACTGCTAAAAGTGTAAAACTATTTCATTTAAAAGAGCTAAGTAAAGCAGTTCAAAAGAAAATAAAAAAGAAAAGTACATGACAGAAGAAAAAAAGAAAGTAATTAACTTAGATTTAAGCAATAACTCTTTTGAGTTATCGTTAAGAATACTTGGCAATGAATTTGTAGCTATAAAAATAGGCTCTACTAACTTTAGTGGTAAGCTAATTGCTGGTGGTATATTATTATTATTTTTTACGTTAGTTTTATTGGAAGGATTTGGATTAAATGAGATTTTAATACAATGAATTTTGAAACCTTTTTAAAATGGAAAATTTTACCAAGATTTATGATGCTTGCTAGTACCATAATGTCTTGGCGTTGTGCTGAATGGTTTATGGATTTACCTGAACCTACAATGCAACAGTCAGCCTTTGTATCTGTGGTTATGGGTGTAATGACAGGTATCTTTGGTATATGGATGGGTCACGAACATAAAGGAGACAGCAATGTTAACAGCTCTGATAGGACCAGTAAGTAATTTACTTGGTAAGTTTATAGAAGATAAAGACATGAAGAACAAGTTGGCACATGAAGTGGCAACGATGGCAGAGAATCATGCACAAGAATTAGCTAAAGGTCAACTAGCTATAAACCAGACATAAGCAAAGCATAGATCAATTTTTGTAAGCGGCTGGAGACCCTTTGTTGGTTGGACATGCGGCATTGCCCTATGTTGGCATTTTGTCCTAGCACCTGTTACCATGTTTGTGTGTGCATATTTAGCAGTAGAAATACCAGAACTTCCAACTTTTGACATGGGCTCACTTATGACAGTTTTGATGGGAATGCTCGGATTGGGTGGCTTGAGGACATATGAAAAACAAAAAGGGTTAACTAAGTAGCAACTTGTTCCTTAATACCTAAGTCTTCCATTCTTTTTATAAGTCTATCTGCTCTATTAGTCACTTGTTTATGCCAACGGCTATCTTCCATTTGAACTGCTGCTTCAAACCAGTCTTCTTCAGCAATAGCTTTATTCATATTCTTAAATTTAGAAAGACGAGGTCTGCCCATATTAAACATCATGTTACATAAGATCAACTGTGCTTCTTCTGGTATCTTATCGAAATTATCGTATAATTTTTTACACTCGTCTATTGTGCCATGAACATCGGTTTGAAAACAATTATTGACTCTAGCTTCAGAAACTTCAGTACCAACAGGTTTTCCATATTCGTCATCCCACTCTGTTACAAGATGTCCAATTCCAAAAGTTGGTAGCCCAAGATGGTCTAAATAGACTTCGTACCTACAGCCTTCGTCTTTTTCTATCTCTACTCTTAATCTATCTATGTTCACTGAGCTACCTCCAAGGGTTTTATACTTAACTCATACCCCATATTATTTAAAACTTTTTCAAAGTTATCAAGGGTTGGTTGCCTTTGTCCTGCTTCCCAAGTATAAACTGTAATAACACTAACACCAGTGTTTTCAGAAACTTGTTTTTGAGTTAGTTCGTTCTCTCTTCTCAAGTCTTTAAATGTTTTTATTATATCAGCCATTTTTTCCAATCTTCTCCTAAAACTTGTGTAGCTATATTAATTTTTTGCCTAAGTGCTTTTACTATAACTTCATCAACTGTTTTTTCTGCAACTAAGTCAATATAAGTAACTTTTTGTTCTTGACCTATTCTGTGTGCACGATCTTCTGATTGCAACCTTACCTCAAGATCATAACTATTACTATAATAAATTACTGTATTTGCAGCAGTTAAGGTCAGACCATAACCACCAGTTTTTGGTTGACCGATAAAAAACCTAAGATCGTCGTTGTTTTGAAAAGACTCAACAATCTTTTGTCGATCCTCTCCAGCAGTATCACCAAAGTATGATGCAGTTGATTTATCACCATATTCTTTTTTAAGTGCAGATTGTATAGCTAATATATCGTGCCTATAGTTAGCCCATATAATTGCTTTTCCATTTACTTCTTCTAGTATACCCATCAGTTCGCTTAATCTGTTGTTTGTTAGCTCAACACTAGCTCCACTATCCGTATTTAAAAACCCACAACTTATTTGATGTAGTCGTAATAGCTGAGTTATAACAGCGTTAGCAGTAACTTGTTCCATATCGTCTAGTATAGTTACAGCATTCTTTTTCATTTCGTCATAAACTTTTTTCTGCTCAGAAGTTAGTTCAATACTTCTTTTTGTATATACCTTTTCTGGTAAGTCTAAACATTGCTCTTTAGTAACTCTAAACGAATTAGGTTTTATAAGGTCAGTAAGTTCATCTAAGTTCCTAAAGCCAAGTATTTGATTATATTGATGTGTACCTGCAGACCTACGAATCATATCTGCAAAACGAGAACAAAAAGAGTAATATGATTTAAAGCCAAGTAAAAATTCCCCAAGGAAAGCAAACTGTGAGTATAGGTCTAAAGGTGATTTTGTTATTGGTGATCCTGTTAATATTCTTTTGTACTTAGCCATCTTTGCTAAATCTATTGCACTTTTAGTTCTTTTTGCTTTAGGGTTTTTTATAACTGTTGATTCGTCTATAGCTAATAAAGTTCCAGTACCAAGACCATTCTTATGCCTTGACAAAAACTTCTTAGCTACGTCTAAAGCCTTACCACTTGACAACGCTTCAATATTCATTACAAATATATGAAGATCCCACTCTGGATCCCAAATACTTTTTATCTCATTTTTTATCTTCTGTGTTAAGGGCGAAGACCAATAAGCTATCTTATGCTCTATATGCTCTGGTAAGTGTGTTGGTATTTCTTGACCCACCCAGTTTTTATAAACACCTTTTGGTGCAAGAATCAAAGCTGAATTAATTTCACCTTTATCATAAAGGTAAGCGATAGTATCTATTAATACTTTAGATTTACCTGTTCCCATATCCATTAACAATGCGTATTCTTGTTTTTCGCAGGAAACGGTTAAAGCATCTAGTTGATGCTTGTACGGTTTAGTTTTAAATTTAAACAAATTTCTCTCCTTCTTTCTTTCTAAAATTTACTATACTATACTAATATCTAGTGAGATATATAAATATTATGAAAAAAAGTTGCTTACGACCCTTTATCTATCATATTGTAAACACAAATCTCATAGAGCCATTGTTCAGTAAAAACAAGGACTTAACACACATCTTATGATATTATGAGATTATGACGAGCTTTTATAAAAAATAAAAATCAAAATCTTTTTAAAATTACATTAGACTACCAGTAAATACTTATATATATTTAAGTAATAATATAGTAAGGTAATTTAAATATAACTGGAGAAAGTAGAATGGAACAAAATGCTACGGTATATGTGGTTCAGGATTTCGGTACTAAGAACATTTCTGGGGCTACACGATTTGGCAGAATAAGAACATTACTGCCTTCCAACAGACAAATTGTATTTAGTTCGGCTCCAACCGTTGCACGGTTGCGAGAAGGCTTAAATGAGTTCTCTGATGACGACTACTTGTTGCTCATGGGAGATCCTGCAGCTATTGGTATAGCTTGCAGTATAGCTTCTCATGTAAACGATGGGAAGTTTAAAATGCTAAAGTGGGATAGACAAGAAGCACTATATCTTCCCATTAATATTAACCTAAAATACTTTGGAGAGTATGATGGAAAATCTTGACGATATCCTCAGTGGTGAGGGCTTAAACACCTTAAATGTCAAGGCTACAACTGATGAGTTAAATCAGTTGTCTAAATTGGCTAACGAACTTATTCATAAACAAAATGAAGTAAAAGGCTTCGAGGAGTCTATTAAAGACTATAAGTTTAGAATAAGACAGATTGCAGAACAAGAAATACCTGATCTTTTAGCAGAGGTTGGTTTATCTAGTTTTGAATTAAAAGACGGAACTAAAATAAAGGTTGAGCCTTTTGTTACGGCTCATATCTCAAAAGACCGAGCAAACGAAGCACACTCTTGGCTAGAACAAAATGGTTTCGGAGAACTCATAAAGCGTGAAGTTGTTTCACAGTTTGGCAGAGGCGACAATAAGTATGTAGAAGTCATGTCAGCTTTAGATAGTATGGGGCAAAGTTATACTACTAAAGAGGGCGTTCACCACGCCACTTTAAAATCATTCGCTAGAGAACAAATGGAAAAGGGAACAGATATTCCTGTTACTTTATTTGGTCTATACAGTGGTTTCACAACTAAAATTTCAAAGTCATAGGAGGAAAAAATGGCACAAGCAGTTGTAAAAAAAGAAGAGTCAGCTATTATGGTAGTAGATGACGACATATTAAACGTAGGCACAGGATTAGAAGAAACGACTACTGACGATTATTCTGTTCCCTTTATAAGGATTATACAATCAGGTAGTCCTCAACTTAACAAAAACGATGGCAAGTATGTAAAAGGATCGGAGCAAGGTCATATTTATAATACTGTTACCTCAGAATGTACCGATGGCGATCAGGGGTTAATTGTTGTTCCTTGTTATTATCAAAAGAAGTATATAGAGTGGAAGTCTCGTGATAATAGTGGTGGAGGATTAGTTAATCCTGACCATAGCAGAGAGATATTAAGCCAATGTACTAAAACAGATAAGAACAAATTTGTTTTAGACAACGGTAACTATATCGAGGAGACTGCTCACTTCTATGTTATGATTACTAACCAAGAGGAAACCGAATGGCAACAAGCCGTTCTTACTATGACTTCATCCCAGCTTAGTAAATCTAGAAAATGGATTAGTCAGATGAAGCAACGCAAAGTTCAAAACAGTAAAGGCGAACTAGTAGAAGCCCCAATGTTTATGTTCCGTTATCTAGTAAAGACTATTGGTGAGCAAAACGACCAAGGTTCTTGGTACGGTTGGTCTATTGGTTTAGATAAGGCTGTAAGTAGTAAGCCTTTTCTTATTGAAGCAAGTAACTTCTTAAAAGGAATAAGGTCAGGAGATGTAAAGGTAAAGCAACCTGATCAAGAGGGGGTATCGAGCCCAGTCTCTGACGACACAGTACCGTTCTAGGTATTAAGGGGCAGTGAAAACTGCCCCTGTTTTATTATGATAGCAAAAGAATTCGCACAGTTATTCTCAGGTTTACGAAAGGCTTACGGCTCTTTTGTTTCAGAAGAGGGTAACGGTATAGGAAAAGAAAAGGGAAGATACCGTATCATATCAGAAGATATTGATGACTTACGGTTACAAGAACTTTGGAAAAATCATTTAGAAGGAAAAAATTCATTAGGTATTATACCGATTACTGAAAACAATACTTGTACTTGGGGTGCTATTGATATTGATCAATATCCTCTAAACCACGGTGATTTAGTAACTAAGTTAATACAAACTAATGAACTTCCTTTTGTGGTAGCACGGTCTAAATCAGGAGGGGCACATGTATATGTGTTTCTATCCGAGCCAGTCAGCTGTGCTATTGTTCAACATAAATTAAAAGATATTGCATCGGTGCTGGGTTATGCAACTGCAGAGATATTCCCCAAGCAAACTAAACTTCTGTTAGAAAAAGGTGATAGAGGTAGCACTCTAAATATGCCATACTTCGGTGGTAAACGTACAACTAGGTATGCCCACGATGATAAAGGGGTAGCGATAACAGACTTAGAAGAATTTTTAAAGTATGCAAAAACCAAAGTAATAAGTAAGAAACAATTAGAAAGCCTAAAGATTATATCAGCAGATAACGCAGATAAAGATTTAGAGGGTGCACCACCATGTTTAAAAATACTTTGTAGTATGGG